GACACCCCCGCTTTCGAGGATATCTCCGCAGGCAGCTATACCAAGGGTCAGTTCGTACGCCTGTTCCTCTCGAGCGACAACACCACCGCACCCGCTGCTGTTATTGCAGCCGCGCGTACCCTCTCGCTACATGTGTCGATGACGCTGGAATCAGCAACCACCAAGGACACCGATGGAACATGGGATGTTCAAGGGCCTACCGCTCTCAACTACGACATCACGACGGGTGCTCTCGTGAAGGGCAACGACACCATCACATCCGCTGTGGGTGCGAAGTCGTATGCCGACCTGATGGACATCTACGAGGCAGGCACACCCGTGAAGTGGCAGATTGCTAACGTGATCGGTGACAACCAGCGCACCAAGGGTGCCGTGATCGCCAGCGGTTCGGTGATTATCACCTCCTTGCAGACCAACGCAGCTGTGAAGCAGAACGCCGACTACACCGCCACCCTGACAGGCTACGGAGCCTACACAGTCGGTAGTTGATCCATAATCTTTGCCTGCCACGATTCCTGAGCATATCGAAGGAGTGTGGCGGGCTTTTTTCACTCACTAATTTTTCGGAACTATGAACAAGAAAGAAATCACCATCCAGGGGAAACCCTACCCCGTGGTCTTCAACATGCAGACCATCCTGAACTTCGAGGAAATGACAAACGGCCAATCATTCTTCACGGCCAACCTCGAGACAATGAAGAACCGTGTGGCTATCCTCGCCGCCGCCATCTTCGCAGCCGACGAGAACACGAACATCACGGTTGAGAAAATCTTCGGCAACAAGGACTACGAAGCCATGAAGGAGATCATCAGTGCCTACAACACCGTGATGGCCCTTGCGGGCGAGTTCTTCAAGGTTGCTGTCCCTGAGCCTGACACGGCCCCTGAGCCTGCCGAAGGGGAGGAAAATGCAAAAAACTGAAAACCGCCCACGAATTGTACCAGCTCTTCGTGGGCGAGATAGGATTCCCGCGTCGTGAGTTCCTTCATGACATCCGCTGGTGGGAGGTCAGGGCCATCATCCGAGGCTACAACGCCCGCCACCATGCAGGATGGGAGCAAGCCCGACTGGTGGCATACAACGCCCACTATTGCATGGGTTCTAAAGACCCCGTGCCCGTGGTGACAGAGTGGATCAAGTTCCCATGGGAGCAGCAGCACCACGCACCGCTCAGTCAGGAGGACATCCACGAACTTCAGGAAGAAATGCGACTTATCAATATGAATATCAACAAACCAGAACAACAATGAACATCAACGCTCTTTTCATCACCATCTCGCTGGTGTTGCTCATCGCATACACAGCCACACTATGCGTCGCCAACAAGCAGATTCCCTCGTCGCTATCCTCCACGGTGTTCTTCCTACCGCCTGCGGGCGCATGGCTCTGGACGGCAGTGATTGCAGCCGTGGTCTTCACCATGGCACCCGTCTTGATTGAAAACGCCCACCGCTGTCAGTTCCTCGCCTTCCTCGCTTGTGCGGGTCTGCTCTTCGTGGCGGGCTGTCCTTTGGTGCCTGACAAGGGCGACATGGCGTACCGTGTACACTGTGCGTCGGCCATTGTCTGCGCCGTTAGTGCGATGACGTTGGTCGCTTGCAACCAGGTATGGCTGCTCATCCTGTGGCTCCCGTGGCTCGCCGTGTTCCTCTGGAAGACGAAAGGCAAGAAGTCATGGGAGACGATGACCTTTTGGGCTGAGATGGAGTGTTTTCTCATCACTTACGTCTATGCCTACCTGACGGTCCTATGAGGTAAACCCATACGATGAAAATGCGCGGTTAGTATAGCACTAATCGCGCATTTTTTTATGGCAGAAAGTATATTAAAACTTCGCGTTGACTCTACTGAGTACGACAATAAGATCAAGCGAGCCGCAGAAGGCTTGCAGCGGTATGCAGAAGGGTGTCGCAAGGCAGGCGGCACACTGGAGCAGCTCGATGAGGGCGTACTTGAATTTACGCAGGCTCTCGGTAAGATGAACACCTCGACAACCAGCGCAAGGGGTAAGGTCTCGGAAATGACCAAAGCCTTCACCGACTTGTCGATGGAGTATAAGCAACTGACACAGGAAGAGAAAAATGCACCATTCGGCAAGGCACTCGCACAAAGCCTTGACGAACTGAAAACCCGCATACAGTCCACCAAGCAGGACCTCGACGAAATCACCCAGTCCCTGAACGGCAAAACATCGTCAGGCGGTGGTGGGCTGTTCAGCAGCGACAAACTCAGCGGTATGCTTCAGGTGTTCGGTGGTAACCTGATGACCAAAGCCTTCGAAATGGCCACAGGAGCAGCCATGAACTTCGTGAACACCATCAAAGACGCTGCCGCACAAGGCATCGAGATGGCGAAATCGGGCGAAGGCATCCGCATGGCTTTCGAGCGCATCAACAAGCCTGGTCTGCTCGACAATCTGCGTCAGGCTACCCACAACACGGTGACCGACCTTGAACTGATGGCGCAAGCCGTGAAGTTTAATGATTTCCGCCTGAATCTCGACCAGATGGGCACACTGCTGTCGTTTGCACAGCAGAAGGCTAAGGACACTGGCCAAAGCGTGGACTACATGGTGGACTCCATCGTGACGGGTCTCGGTCGCCAATCGCTGATGATCCTTGACAACCTTGGACTCTCGGCTGCTGAGATCAAGGAGCGCATGAAGGAGACGGGCGACATGACCACTGCCGTGGCCGACATTATCCGTGACCAGATGAAGAAGGCAGGCGACTACGTGGAGACCGCTGCCGACCGTGCAGCGCAGGCAGACACGGAGTTGAAGAATGCGATGGAGGATTTGGGCCGTACCTTGTTGCCGCTGGAGGAAGAAGGCAATAAGATGTGGATGAGCTTGGAGTTGGGTGCTATCAAACTGCTTAATGATGGCATTAAGCCGCTGATTCCATCCATCATATCGCTCAAGAACACCATCGGTGACATCGCAGAATCCGTCGGTAATTCTAAAGTATTCGATTTTTACATAAACGCACTTGGTACGGTAGCCGACAAAGCAGCAGAGGCAGCAGGACCACTCGGCAAGGTCTACATGCTATTGAAAGCCATCGGTGGTGGAGGTAGTGATGGTGATGTCGGGGCAGGTGCATCCGTCGGTGCGCTCGGACTTCCTGATTTTTCAATTGCAGACATTCCTGAAATCACGGTCACTGGCAAAAAGCCAACCAAGACCAAAGGAACGAAAGGCTCAAAAAACACCCCAGACATTGCCGACTTCAACAAGGCCCTCGCCAAGTCGCTGACTGGTTCAGTAGACCTGAAAGAGGTCAAAGACGCATTGAGTCCCTACCAGATGATGCTCCCTGAGATCAAGAAAAACATCCTCGACATCAAGGATGCCGACCTCGGTGGTGCGCTGGCCTTGAAAGGTGAGCGACAAGTGAAGAAGGAGATCGAGGACATTAACAAGAGCCTGATACAACAGCAAAAAGCCTACCAACTGGCAGGGCAGGCAGCGATGAGCTTCGGAGCAGCCCTCCAGGGCATCCAAGACCCCGCCACGAAGGCCGCAGGCACCGTGGTGCAGGCTGTCGCCAGCATCGCCCTCGGCTTCGCCACCGCCTCCGCACAGGCCAACACCGCAGGTACTGGTTGGGGCTGGCTTGCATGGCTGGCTGCCGGTGCATCCGCCATGGCTACCACCATCGCCACCATCCACTCGCTGACGGGTTACGCACAGGGTGGTATGGTGAAGGGCAACTCATACTCTGGCGACAACATCCCCGCCTTGGTCGGTGGCTCGCAGCTGGTCGGGCTGAATGCGGGCGAGGTTATTCTCAATGCAGCGCAACAGCAGACGCTCGCAGGCCGACTCCAGAACGGTGGCGGTGGCGGTATGCAAATCGTCGGCGAGCTGTCGGGGGAAAAGATCGTGCTCGTAGCCAACCGATACTTCCGTCGGACGGGCCAGGGCGAGATAGTAACATGGTAAAAAACTGAAAGACTATGGCAATACTTGGAAAAGACGTATTCATATACAGCGGCACCAGCGGAACGACACCCGTCATCGCCAGTGCGAAGTCGTGCAGCATCTCAGGCTCCGCCGAGGTGATAGAAAAATCATCCGCCATCCAGCAGGATGCGAAGGAGTTCATACCTGGACGCAAGGAGTACGATGTGAGTCTGAACCACCTTGTGACGGCCGGAGCACCATTCGAAGGTCTGCTCCTGCTCGGACAGACCTACACCCTCCGCATGGTTATCGGCAACGCATCGAAGCAGTTCACCGCCATCTGCACCCAGGCAGAACTCGCAGGTGCCGTCGGCAGCCTCGCCACCGGACAAATCCGCTTCAAAGTATCAGGGCCGCTCACGTAAGTAAACCCCTGCGCCATTTCTCCCCGATTATAAAAGAGAGAAATGGCGAACAATTATACCATACAATTCAAGAGCCTGCGGGCAGGCACCGTCTACACCGTGAGTGTGGGCGGTGGCACTGGTACGGCCATCCCGCTCAAGGGCGGCAGTCAGCCGTTCACCACGCAGGAGGACACCGACGAGGACATGTTCACGCCCATCCGCACCCAGAGCGGCTACCTCCGCATCGTCGATGACGGGAAGGATGCCAACGGCAACACGCTCGGTGCCGACTGGTGGAAAGACCTGATCCCCGCCACCGACACAAGCCGACCCGTCACCCTGAGCCATGTAGAAAACAACACAACCATTATTGATTGGCAAGGCTTCATGCAAGCGCAGACGTTTTCAGGTGAGTTGTATGGCAATCCCCAGGAGCGTGAGTTCCCCGTGCAGTGCGCCCTCTCCGCCCTCGGCGGCACAAGCATCAAGACCGACGAGACCGTCATCCGCAACTTCGCCTATATCATCCAGCACATATTCGCCCAAGTGCCACAGCTCACATTCACGGAGTTCGTGGTGCAGGGCGGTGCCGATGCCCGCGAGTGGCTGTTGAGCCAGATCGATTGGCGCAACTTCCTGAACATCAACGATGACGGCATTACGGCGAAGTACACCATCGCCGAGGTGATGGAAGACCTGTGTAAATATTGGGGATGGACGGCACGGACATACCGTCAGCAGGTGCTGCTGATGTGTGCCGACGACCTCGGTGAGCAGACCTACCTGCGACTGTCGCCCGCAGCCCTCGCTGCCCTCGCCGGTGGCGATGATACGGCTGGCACCATCGAGGCGGTGGCATCACCCGTCAGCTTCACGGGCAGCTTCGCATCGAGGAACAACGACGAGATGACCGTTCGTGGTCACAGCAAGGCCACCGTGAAGGCGGTAGCCAACAAGCAGTCGGAAATCATCGCCTTCGCCCCGAAGTCCGTGCGCGACACCATGGACGCAGGTGGTTATACATGGGTGCAAGACGGGGATAGCCCGAAGGTGGGATACTTCACCACACCGGAGATCAGCAGCTTCACCTCGCAGGTGCTCAACGGCTCGTCCGACTCCGGCGGTGGAGCCTTCTGCCGTCGGCAGATTTATGAGGAGGACAGCACCGAGGACGCCAAGACCTCGGACATGATCCTGATAAAACGCTATAACAACGGCACGCCGTGCGTGAGCCTCGAGAGCGTCTACGAGACAGGCTTCAGCGGTGGCTCCATCGAGTTGAACGGCACCGTGTACCAGGGTGCCAAGCGTTTCACGGGTGGCGACGATCCCACGAACATCCGCAGCTTCAAGATGCGCATCGGAATCGGTCACACCCGCGCCACGGCCAAATGGCTGCAATGGAGCGAGACGGGTGGCGTTGTACACACCACATGGGGAGACACCCAGACCGAAGTCTATGTGCTGGTGAAGTTCGCACCCGTGCTGAAGGTGGGACTGAAGATTGCAGCACAGAACATGGTCTACTACAACAGCAGCCGCATTCAGGTGAACGATGAGATCAAGGGCCATTTATATGTGGACTTCATGGGAGCCGTGGACGAGGATTGGACGCGCATCAATCCGGGCACGTTCCAGATTGCCGACTTCAGCGTGAACTACAGCCGTGACAAGATCATCACCACGTCGGCCGGCACACGAAAGATGACCCGCGACCGCAACGAGCAGAAGGAGTACTCCGCCAAGAACGGCAAGAAGTACGACAGCAACTGGAATGCCGACTGCATCTTTGCCAGCGACAATGATATGGAGTACGGCTACGGTCTGCTGATGGACGCTGACGGCAACTACCTCGAGAAGGCACCCTACAACTCAACGGAGCAGATACCCGAACAGCACCTGGCAAACCGTGTGGCAGCCTATTGGGACAGCAGCCGACGGGTGTACCGCATAGAGACGCAGACGCAGACGTTCGCCATCTCGCCATTGCAACTTGTGACGCTCAACAACACCAAATGCCATCCTGTCAGCATCTCGCACAACTGGAGAGATGACGTGACGCAACTTATGCTAATGGAGATGCCAGTAAGTAATCAATAAAGCAAAGATAATGAAATTATCGAGAGACAAAATACAGCGCATGATCGACGTGGGGAGCGGTGGCTCTTCAGGTGGAGTCAGTGGCAGTGAGCTGGCAGGAATGTTGGCAGGCTATGCCACGGAAGGCTGGGTGAACGACCACTACATCAGCATCGACTTCTTCAGCCGTCTCTTCCAGGCCCACGGCACTGAGAACGGCCAGCAGACCGATATCGACCCCAACGACATGGATTCGACCATCACCAGCGTCGAGTCGATGTTCGGATTCTGGACGAACCTCTACCTGAGTGCAATGGGCAACAACTCCGGCGGATCGGCTGGCCTGTCACTTGATAACCTCACCGACGTCAACATCTCAGGCACCCCGACAAGTGGTCAGGTGCTCACCTTCGATGCCGTGAGCGGTAAATGGGTGAATGGAAGCGGCGGTGTTACATCTCTTGCTGGGCTGACGGACGTGACCATCACGACACCTGCCAACGGTCAGACGCTTCTCTATGACAGCACCACATCCAAGTGGTACAACTCAGCCTTGAAGACCATCAACGGCCAGAGCCTGCTGGGTAGTGGTGACATCAGCGTGGGCGGTGGTGCAAGCGGGAACTACCTGCCATTGAGTGGCGGCAACCTAACAGGAAGCCTTGGCATATTATCACCGAGCCCACAAGGAAGATTGGATGTGTCAGGCATAACATTCCTTCGTGGTGCTTTATATCTTTCTAACGTAGATAACGGACCATATACTGAGGGCATCAGAATATCCAATTCAACGGCGAGCGGAACATATTGCTCAGTCGTTTTCGGTGCAAATCCATCCGCAACATCGGGAACGCATGCAGACCAATGGCAGATTGGCAGGGATAACGAGAACCATTTCTTCTGGAATATCGGCGGCAGCGTGATTGCGCGGATGCTTAAAAACGGGAACTTCGGACTGGGTACATCTTCGCCTTCTCAAAGACTGGAAGTAGTTGGCCGTAGCAACTTGAAAGGTACAGTGCTTGTCAGTAATGTTGACACCGAGGCCGACAACGAAGGAATCAGACTTGCCAATACGAAAGACAATTCTTGGTCTACGATAAATTTCGGATGCGACCCAACGCAGATATCAGGTTCTCATGCAAATCAATGGGGAATAGGGCGGAATTATCAGAATGTCTTTCTGATTCGATGCAATGGGCGGACGAATGTAAGAATAGAGAAAGATGGCGACTTCAAAATTGAAGGAGGCGTTTATATCAATGCCACAAAAGGCGGATATAGAGAAGGAATCCGACTGGCCAATTCTGCAGCAAGCGGTACATATAGTACCGTTGTGTTCGGAGCAGACCCAAGTGCTGACAGTGGAACACATTCGACGCAATGGCAGATTGGCAGGGATAATTATAATAAATTCTTTTGGAATATCGGCGGAAGCGTGATTGCAGCAATTGGTACAAATGGATATTGGGGGTTAGGTACGGAATCACCATCATACAGACTCCATGTAGATGGAACCATATATGCCACAGGTGCCATCACTGCACTGTCGGATATGAGGGACAAGACGGTGGTGGAGAATATCACGGAAATGAATCTGGAAAAAATTGCAAACGCACCAGTATTCACATATCATTGGAAGGATAAGATAGAGCGTCGCTGCGACCTGCACATCGGTAGCTCTGCACAATATTGGAAGACGGTGATGCCAGAGGCGGTGCTGACGGCAAATGACAAAAGGGGCACACTATCCATGCAGTATGGCGTGGCGGCACTCGTTTCCGCCATCATCACAGCCAGGAAGGTGGTAGACCATGAGCGGAGAATCGTGGAGCTTGAGAAGGAGAACCAGCGACTGAAAACGGAAGTTGAACAGCTTAGATTGAATTGATATGAGTTACAGCAACGGCATAGTGAACGCTCCCGTAAGCGTCTACGACATCAGGGATGCAGTCAGCCATTCGAGTGGCGACCTGGGCACCCTGATCTCGAATGGTTCCATCAACAAATGGGCCAAATACAAACCTGTGCGTAACCAGTCCATCGACACAGTAACCGGACAGTGGGATTACAACAACAACCGATGGCTGACATCTGCCACATGGTGGAAGGGTAACGGCGGATGTGGTTTGTCGGTTCAGGCATTCACCGAGTTTGGCAACAGTCTCACCACGCCTGGCACCTTTATGTATAAGCTCATCAACGGCCAGCTGCCCTGGAACTATGAGCGACCAGGCGGTGGTAGTCAGCAGCCATTCCGTTATGCTGACTTTGCACAATATAATCGTAACGCCATCCAGCCCTATGGAGAGATCGGAGCGACCACGATATACGTCACGCAGAACTGGACGGCCCAGATTGATTGGGAAATCACCTACGTCGACGATCTCAACCTGCGACTCTCAGATATCATCGTCTCAGGCCATGCGCTCACAGAGTTTTACCTGGGCCTGATCCTATACGACAGCAGCACATGGTATGTATTCATATCGACCGTTAAGTTCGCCGCTGGTGAGTCCATCAGCATCCCTCTCAGCAACATCTCGCAAGGCATGCTGAAGACGTGGAACTGTATGCCGTTCTTCACCCTGACCAGAGACACAGGCAGCACTGGCCTGTTCGTTTCGATGGCAGACACGACACCAGTTCAGATCACCATGACACGCGACGGCAGCGTATATCTTGCAATGCCTTGGGGACAGTGGAACCAAGCAGGTACTCAGGTGGAATACGAAATCATCGTAAACAACGACACATCCACCAGCCGGACGTTCTCGCAGATCGTCGTCACCATCTATGGAGGCTCTTATGTGGGCACCGATCTGGGCCACGTAACAATAACAAATGCCTATTGCGCTGCGAACCAAAGGAGCTACTTCACAGGCACGATTCAGGCCAATAAGACTGGCTACTCATCCTACTGGATAGTCGTTTCAATACCAGGCACCACCATCGAGCAGAAGTACTCCCAGGTCGAGGACTACGGTGGAATGATAGACTAAAGACAAATTTTGTATAACATCTAAAATAAAAAAGTTATGAGTAAATTCACAATCACCAGCTCCAAGAAGGATAGAACCTACATCTATGAGAGCGAAGACATCAATGTAAACGGATCATACCAACTCGATGAAGAGACTGGTCAGTTACTGAACATCACAGGCGCATGCTATCGACCGAATCCACAGCCAGGGTCATCCGACTACATCGGAAACTTCAACGGCGTATCAAGAAATGGAGAGATCAAGTACTCACTCACTGAGATGAGCCGCAAGGACTCTATGCTGGTATGGGATGCCATCGACGAGATCGAGAGCAACATCCTTCCACAGAATCAAGAACTCTAAAAGCGCATGGAACTATGAAGAAGATCCTAACAAACGAGGCCCTGCTGGCAGCTTACAACATCCTGAACGCTGCCAGCTACAAACAGATGGACGACGCTGACAAAATCAAGCTATGGCGCATAGCCAGGGTCATGAAGCCATCCGCCACTCAATTCGAGGCAGATTCCAAGGATGCTGCTGAGAAGCTGAAGCCTGAAGGCGTGGAAGCCATGCTCGAGAAGGCCCGCGAATACGAAATGAAGAAGAAATCAGGCGAAACAGACAAGCTGCCACTCAGCGATGAAGAATATCAGAACTGGATGCAGACCGTCTGGGTGCCTTACTCTAATTTGGTCAACAAGGCCGTCGCCGACATCGCCAAGAAAGAAGTGGAGATCGAGTTTGAGCCATTGAGCGAGGACGCATTCACGAAGCTGATGGCCTCCAACGACTGGCAGATCGGGCAGGTGACCACCATCGGTGAACTGATAGTAGAATGAATGATTGATTGGTAATACTTTTAGTTATTTTTCTTAGTAAATGAGTTTATGGGGAGCCGGCGGGCTCCCCGTTTTTGTTACCAACTGACTATCAAGTCATCATCCCACGCATCGTTGAGCGACACACTGAGCGCACCTGCATGGCCGAAGAGCTGCCCGGAGTAGGCGGTGATGCGGTTACGACGGAGCGGCACGTCCGTCAACGTCAGCACGGCGATGGGCGAACTGTCGGAGGTGAGGGCCGACACCAGTATGTCGGTGGTGTACTCCGTGGATGGGCACAGGCCGAAGACGCTCAGGTAGAGCTGGCACGTGGTGCCAATATACGAGGACGGCACATCAACGCTGCGCTCCGTCTGCTGGTCGTTGGTCGGCTCACCCGTGGTGTAGTCGAGACCATAGTACCAATGGGCAGGCGTGATGGCCATCTTCGCCAGCGTGGCGGGCACCTCGTCGGTGATGGCGATGCGGATACGGGTGGCAACACGGGCGAGAGCCACGGCTTGAGAGGCGGTCATCCCCGGCTCCACGGTGAGCGGGAGCGCACCCCAGAACGTGTCGGAAGGTTTCGCCCAAGAGATCGTGGTACCATCGACAGTGGGCGTGGTTCCACGGGAGGCAACGAAATAGAACTGATGGCTGCCGTAGTCGGCTTGGATGCTCACGGCCCCGAAGGTCGCATCGTCGGCAGTCTGGTGGATGGTGTTCGTGAGCGAGCCGTCCATGTAATCAAACACCCATAGATCGGTCATCTGCGCTTCGGAGAGCGTGGCGCGTGTCATTGCCTGCTGGGTGATGCTTCCAAAAGTGAATCGGATGGTCATCTGCTGAAGGGTGTCCTGCGGTGCTGTCATCCGTGTAGACGGTTCGTCCTCGCTGCGGGTGCAGGCGGTCGGCAGTATCATGGCCACTGCCAGGGCCAACATGATTTTCTTCATAGTAAGAATGTTTTTGATAGTGTTATATTAAGGGAGGGCGGCACTCGTCACCGCCCTTTGTCCTTGTCAGTCGAGACGCTTGATGTAGACGTGCCCGGTATAAAATTGGTGGCCGTCCATCTCGTCCTCATGCTGCTCGATGAAAGCAGTGCAGCGGTAGGGGTACTCGTTGGCCGTCCACGAACACACCATATCGGAATAGCCGGCAGGGATATATCCGAGGTGGTGACGATCAGATGCCACGATCTTGATGGCATCGGGATCATACTCGTTGTCAGGTTCAGGAACCAGGGCGCACTCCACACGACCGACATAGCGGCAGATGTCCGGGCGGCGGTTGATGCCAGCGATCTTCAGGATGCGCAGGTTGTCATAGATGGAAAGCCACCCGCCATCGCTGCGCTTCTGCGGCAGCGGCCCGTTATAGGAACCTGCGTTGATGGCATCAATCGTAAATTGGTCGCCCACGAGACCAGCCTGGATGAAGGCTTCCATGCGCGGTTTCATGTCCTCCACCTCCTTCAGCAGGTCGGTGTCTGATTTCACGGCCACCTCGGCAGCCTCCTGTTGAATCTGGTCATAGCTCTTGTACGCGTTCTTGTCATGCAGATAGATGAAGGCGATCACTGCGCCTACCATAATAGCGATAAAGATAAATAATGTCATAGCTTTGATATTTTTAAGGGTTAGACTTAGATTTCATAGATTCAGCGATGCGCTCGAAATCATCGTGGATGTCTGCGGCGACTATCTTGGCATAACGCTGCGTCTGGGTGATGTTCGTGTGACCGAGCATCTTTGAGACGTGCTCGATGGGAATGCCATGCCTGAGCATCCAGGTGGCGAAGGTGTGGCGAGCCATGTGGCTATGCAGAGGTCGCTCGATGCCGCAAGCCATGCCGAGGGCTTTCAGGCATTTATTGTAATCGGCGTTGTCGAGGTGCGGCACCTGCCAATTGTACCGCTCCAGAATCTCAACGACAGGCGGCAACAGCTGCGAAGTGTACGCCACGCCCGTCTTGATCCTCTCGCCCGTGTTCTTCCATGTGTCGTCTATCAGCTTATAGTCTGCGATGTCGAAGTTCTGCGTGTCCGAGTAGGCGAGGCCGGTATATAATTGGAACACGAACAGATCACGCGCCATGGCCATTTTCGAGCCAGCCACTGGGTGCAAGCTCTCGAAGGCTTTCATCTCTTCGTCCGTCAAGAAATCGATGCGCTCACGGTCGCCTCTTTTGATTTTTCCCTTGAGACGATCGTATGGGTTCTGCTGGAGGCGGTCAAACAGCACGGCACGATTGAGCAACGCTTTCAAACACTTGTGATAGTTGAAGATGGCCCCATCGCTGATGGTCTCCACGGGTTTGCCCGCCTTCACCTCCGCATCAGACTGCGGCTTGGGGATGGTGTGTAGGTAGGCATCCCACTTGTAGATATTCTCCACCGTGATGTCCTGCCAGCGTCGGATGGTGTCGAAGGATTGCAGGCGTGTGAGCATCGTCTGGTAGTGCTTCACAGTTCCTTCAGCGTGAGTCAACTGGTCAATCTGATCACGGCACCACTCCAAGAAACTTGTGCTCGACTCATCAGCCACCAGCATCCAGGCACGTCTCTTGATGTCGGCCACGTCGATGGTTCGTCCGTCAGCGATGGCATTGTTTATTTCGTTCTCTATATTTTTATAAATAAGGTTCAGGCGCGTGCGTAAGGAATCAGCATCGGGACGGTTCACGATGGTGTCAGCCTTCCATTCCGTCTTGCGCACCTTGATGCCTGTGTTTATGTAATATGGCTTGCGATCTACGGTCACGCGCACCTCCAGCGGGCCTTCACAGCCTGCCTTGGTACGTCCCCGATGATCCCAAACTATTGCCGTTGTTATCATACTTTTCTATTTTTAATTGGCTTCGTTTCCCCTGCTGATTTCCCATGTGGAAAACAAATGGCAAAAACTACCGCCAAAATATACCGATTTTTACTTATTTTGCATTTTCCGTTTCTCCGATTCAAGGGTCGCAATCCCTTTTATATAGGCGGCGGTCGCGCTTTTAGGCAGCAACACCACCTCTCCATCCGTGATCCGTTTGGGGTTGCTGAGTAAATAATGGGGTCATCTATATAATAATAGGTCAACAGGCGTTTCCACGGCATAGATTGTGGAAACGGATGGAGAACTACGGATATATTAACCACCGGTATTACTATGAAAAACAGGTATATCATACGCGCACGGAATCTTTTTCTATACCAGGCTCGGCTGTACCGATTGGGAATGGATAATCAGTTATATTGTTAGCATCAATAATGCGGCGAAGTTCCGCAATGCGGTGCAAACGCTCTTCAGCCAATTTTTCAAGGTCAGCAATCCTTTCATCCTTTGTGGCGAGTTCACGCTTTAAGGATGCGATAACTTCATCAGACTTTGCAATCAGGGCATTGATATAACTGGAGAAGTCGGGTTGCAATGGCTCGGCTTTTCTTTTTGCCATGACCTCACGATCGGGATTGTTGCCTTCGATAAATTCTTCATCAGGAACGTTGGCCAGAAGCATATATTCACTTTTGCCGAGCATATACTTCACATTCAGCTTTCCTTTAGATACACGGGCGAGTGCATTCATTGTATCGACTGATACTTTCTTGGTGCCATTGTTATAATTAGAAATCAAGCCTGGTTGTATTCCCATTTTGGAACACAACTCACCTTTGGTTTCCGCATATCCTTCTTCCAACAGATAATTGAAGGCACGCAAAAAAGGCGCATTCCACTTTTTTCTTTCTTCGATTTTCTGCTCCGAATCCATATTTACACCACTTTAGTCTTAAATTATATTAAATTTACACTACTATTGCACCGTATTTGCACCAAAGTTTGTATATTTGCACCCGTAAGCAAGCAAGTAACACAACGGGCACCAAAATAGCCGTCAGACGTTTGACCGTCTTATCGCATAAATGCACACGGCATTTGCAAAGGTAGAGGGTTGCAAATATACAAAACTTTTGGGTCCGTTGTGCGAAAGCAAGCAAAGTTTTAAGATAATTTAGAATAATTATGGTAAAAGACAAAGTGACAAAAGAGGATTTACTGAAGTTCAACGTGGGCGACCAGAAGGTGTTCACGCTGCCGAGTTTCGGCAAGGCACGCAGTGCTCAGAGCTATGCAAATCAGCAGAAGAAGGCCACGATTGGAACCACCAATCCGATGGAGTTCAAAGCCGTCATCGGTGATCCCATTCCTGAGACTGGACAGTGTAGTGTGACAATCACAAGAATTGCGTAACTATGGACAGGACATTGCGAGCTGAGATTGTGGCGGAGGTACGGAGGTCGATGACCGAGATTCTGGAAGTGGCCAATGAGCGGTGGCTTACGGGCGACGAACTGTGCGAGCAGTTCCAGATGTTTTCACCAGGTTGGCTGAAGGCTTACGGTGAGCGTCTGCCACGTCAGCGTGCAGAAGTGATGGACGGCAACGTGAAAGTAAGCCGATGGGCATATCCGCAGCATAAGATCGCTCGCATGATTCAGGACGGGACAATCAAACAACTATAATAGGTCAATAGCATTAATTAGGTTTTTAGATTGTATTTATTTCCTTACAAGACGCATTGAGCGCAATGCAAAATTGTACATATTTTTAAGAACATAGGCTAATCCAGCCAACCGTGAGGTCCGCTGGTTTTTACAAAAAATAACTAAAGGATAACACACGGACGGAAGGTAAAGACCCGTAAAAGGTGCAACGGGCAAGTAACAGTAGGATGAGCGTGGGTTCGAATCCCTCACCTTCCACACAAGCCGGAGAGCGTAAGCGATAAGGCGGGCGGTGGCAGCCTGCATGAGATGGCGAAGTCACACCGATAAGCAAATAGCAGAGGTGCAAGAAGTAGGGTGAAAGCAATCTGATTAGGCCGTGAAGCTGCGAGGAAAGCGTAGTGGAGCCAGGACAGCAGCCTGACAGACTCTAATGTAGCTGTGACACGTTCCCAAGCCGTGCTGAGAAATACAGAGGGGAGTCTAAAAACTAAAAACAAATAATCATGGAAAAGAAGAATTTGAAAGAACAGGAGGAGATGTGGGCGTTGATGCGCCAGGTTGGATTCGGTGCCGTCATGGGCATTGCATTCTTGGGTATGGTATATCTCGGTGGGCTGTTGGCTCATCTCGTTTCTGGTATGTAATCTCTAACATTATACATTATGGAATTTCAAGGAAGAATTGCAAAGCTGCTGCCCATCCGAAGTGGTGTGAGCCAGCGCACAGGAAATGAATGGAAGTCGCTGCCATTCGTGTTTGAATACTTTGAGCATGATACGGATCGTTTTGCCGATAGCGTGGTGCTGGAGACCTTTGATACCAACGTCATTGACCACCTGAAAGAAGGCATGGAGGTGGTTTGTGGATTCGGCCACAAGGTGCGAGAATTTACCAAACAAGACGGAAGCCAATCCACCATCAATGACATCCGTCTCTACAAAATAGAATCAGTCCGCAAGGCCAACGCCCAACAGCCTGCACCGCAACCAGCACCACAGCCAAAAGCAGAGGCACAAGGGCCTTTCGATAATAATGGAGGACAAAACGATGATCTCCCGTTCTAAAAAACCAAAGCC